CTACACCTGGTGGTTTATATTCGGCTCATCAATTACAAGCTGCTGCAATACAAACTATATTGGATGATGTATCTATATCTCGTCCTGCTTGGACTCAGGTAATGGAACTATTGGCAATGGTTGTTGGATCTCTCGCCATTGTTTTTGCTGTATATTATCTCCCGATCTGGGCATCGCTTGTTGTCTTCGTCTCGATCGTTGCTGGTTATGCATCCGTCGTTTACTATTTCTGGAACGAATCTCGAATACTCCTCGACTTATCAGCTTCACTAATATTATATATACTTTCACTCACTTCATCGGGCTTCAATAACTTCTATAAGCAATTCGTTTTAAGACAACAGATTAAGAAACAATTTGAAACATATCTCGATCCAAGACAAGTTATGTTATTACAAAAAGATCCATCACTCTTAAAGCTTGGTGGAGAAAGAAAAGAAATGACATTTATGTTTATGGATATCGTAGGCTTTACTCCAATATCAGAGCATTATAAAAATAATAATGACCCAGAAGGACTGGTAAAACTTATAAATAATTATTTAGATACAATGACAAAAATCATTCTCAAAAATGGTGGTACAATTGATAAGTACATGGGTGATTGTATTATGGCGTTTTGGAATGCTCCCCTAGCATGCGAAGATCATGCAGATAAAGCAATCGATAGCGCAATAGAAATTACAGAAGCAGCAGATGAACTTATTAAAGAACTTGAAGAGCAAGGTTTGCCTAGGATTGATATTGGCATTGGTATCAATACCGGCGACTGCATCGTCGGAAACATGGGATCTGAATCTAGATTTGACTATTCCGTCATTGGAGACGCAGTCAACCTGGGTGCTCGACTCGAAGGCCAAACAAGAAATTATGATGGGGTTCGAGTGTTGTTATCACAATTCACTGCTGGAAGAAGTCAAAAGAGAAGCTTCAAACAAGTTGATCGCATCAAGGTTAAAGGAAAAGAAGAGATGGTCGACATCTATACCGTTTAATCAGACAGATCCTGTTCCAGATTATGCTTGGTGGTTATTTTGGTCATTACAAATAGCAGATGTATGGACCACTAATGAAGGGATGAAGTACGATTGCGTATATGAACAAAACCCTATGTTACCAAAAGTGCCTCATTTAGATAGACTTATAATTCATAAAGCAGTTTTTCTACATCCATTTGTCGTATTTCAAGAAGAAGATATATTAAGTAAAGAAGATATGTTGTTCCCAAACCTTTTTGGACTCTTTGTAATACATAATAATCTCAAAATAATAGATAGCGCTAAACAGCGCTGTAATTTACGCTAAAAATAATTCACTTTTTTTCACAAAAACCGTTTACAAACGCTCCAAACTATGGTATAATAGTACCATGATAAGGAAAAATATAATATTCGATGTAGACGGTACAATCGCTGATTGTAACCATAGGCGTAAATTTGTTGACGGATCTCAGAAAAAAGACTGGGATGCGTTTAGAGATGCGACTCATTTAGACACTCCAATCCAACATGTATGTGATATGGCTATCCAACACGTATCAGATGGAGATAACGTAATGTTTGTATCTGCTAGAAACAATGCTCAAAGAGATATTACAATCAAACAAATTCAAGACTGGATTGGTATTGCTGATCCTATTTTATTCTTAAGACCAGATGGAGACTACAGATCAGATGACGTCTTCAAAAAGGATGTATTAGACATAGTAAGGGATATCATTGGTGGAGATCCAGATGTAGTATACGACGACAGAAATCAAGTTGTTGACATGTGGAGAGCAAATGGCGTAAATTGTGTGCAAGTTGTCCCTAGACATGAAGGTGAGTTCTAGAAAGGTGATAAGAGTGTCAAGTTTTTTCAAAAAAAGTGAAAAAAAACCTTTACATTTGCTGAGAACTATGGTATAATATACATATAAAATATGATAAGGAGTAAAAAAATGGAAAAAATAAAATTTGAAAAAAGCTATAATGATGGTTGTGGTACGTCTTTGCAAGGCTACATTCACGCCTCATATCACGAGCTAGTTGAAATGTTTGGTGAGCCACAATGGCAAGAATCAGGTGATGGTAAATGTACCTTCACTTTTGTAATTGATTATGCCATTCAGTCAGCAGAGGGCGATGATGAGGATCATGGTACATTTACTCTTTACGATTGGAAAGGTAATCGTCCATACGATGATAGCCAATCTTTTAAAGTCCACGTTGGTGGTAAAGGTTTCAATGATGATTATGCAGCTACAAAAGCTGCTTTTATTTTCGATAAAACAGATACAAGATATTCTTATGATAAAGAATGTATGTTTAATCAATGGTTCGGTATGGAGGTAGCTTAATGTTTAATAGTGAAGATAGAATTTTAGAAATTTCATTGCCAAAGGTCATGCAGTCAGCTGCTGGCTTTTATATTGGCAGGTCTTGCGAGACTGAAATCACCTATCAGGACGGTGATAAGCAAATTATCACTGAGCCTTATGATAGGCATAGTGGGTATTACCCAACCGCGGAAGCGGCTCAAAAAGATTTGGAGGAGTACGTATAATGTATTGTATGAACTTTTCTAATGTAAACACCGGCACGGCATACAATGTACGTATGTCGTTTTTCGAGTATGTGTTATTTAATGTCGGGTTTAAAGACTACGTCATCAATAAGGTTATTGATGAGTGGAATATTAATGAATATGAATTTTGTTTTGAAGGAGTGACTTATGGGAAATAAACCAAAAACTAAAGCGGAAGCTGATAAGAACTTTAAGATGATTATGGAAATCTTAAAGAAAGAAAAAGAGGAATATGAATTCCAAAAAACTGTAAAGAAAGTTTATAGTAAGCCAAAGGTAGACTATAATAAGCTTTCTAGGTCTGTCAAAAAGGCAGCGCATCAATCACCTGGTGGATTAGATTTACATAAAGATGAGAATCGTTATTATTCATCAAATGAAACAAAAAGTTGGATGGAAGGAACCTCCTACTTTGAAAACTATCAGGCAATGAAGAGCCAGGATTCTTATGAATAATGTAATCAAAAGAGTCATAGCTCTTCGCAACGCTCGTGATAGAGCTCAAGATCCAGATTTTAAAATCTTATGGGAATTGAAGCTACAACAGCTCATTAAAAAAGCAGAATCAGGAGGAGTCAAAAATGACACAGTTCAATGATAAAGTAGAAAGACAAAGACTTCTTCTTGCTGCTGAAGAAAAGAGAGATAACGTAACTAATATCCATGCTCATAGATTAGATTCTATGTGGTATGAAACAGAAGAAACAAAAGCACAAACTAAAGATGGTGTAATGGATATTACTTACATGGACGGTAGAATCGAACGTACTTTAAAAGACGGATCAAAGGTTCTACTTGTTGAAGGTAAAACCGGAGACGACTTAATACAAGAAGTCAGTAGACAAATTACTGATAGTGGAAAAAAACTTTAAAAAAACAGTTTACATTTGATAGAAACTGTGGTATAATATACATTATGAAAAAAACAAAAAGAAGTCCGGTGAGTACTCTAACTCACACATCAAGAGAAGTTGCTATAGATTTCCTAAGATGGAGAGAAGAGCAAAAACAAAAATCAATGATTGGACATAATGGAGGACCTAAGTAATGGCAGTAACTAGCTTTTACATGGGTTCATTAAGGTATTCACCTTGTGGCAGAAAAAGAAAGAATCACGCAGCAAATCGTGTGCGTAAAAAACCAACTGAGTTCAAAGCTCAAGCTATCAAAGAAACGCCAGCGCTTATTGAAGCAAGAAAGCGTCAGGCAAAACAATACAAGTCACTTATGGAAGAAGCTATCAAAAACGGTACATTCCATAAGCTAGGTGGTGGAAAAGGCGATTACAAAGAATCTCCTAAGTACACTGGTACATTAATCAAAGGTATTGCAACAATGCATAAGTCAAATGCAGTACCGGTCATAAATCAAAAGGAAGCGGAAGAAATTTCGAAAATGGCAAGATGACAGCATTCTTTAATTTTCTTACAGCAATAGTAACAGGTTTATTTAAACTGCTATTCTGGATTCTCTTCTTCGGCTTTATGATTATGGTTTTAAAATTATTTGTGGAGGGCGGATGTTTGATATCTTTATAGGCATTATGCTTTGTATAGGTGCAGGACTCTTTTGTTATATTAGTTGTGTAGTTGTAGAAGAAAAGAAAAGAGGAAAAAGAATTCCTTTATTTTGGGAAGAAGATTTTAAATTCTTTAATAAGTCTGACACTCATTATAGAGATGGAGATAATACATAATGGCAAATTATACTTATTGGCATACGTATGTTGAAGGCGACAGACGTGCAGACGTAATTAGAACTGAACCCAATGGAGTTTGGGGTATTGAAATGTTTATCAATGGTGAACTTCGTAAGAGAGAACTTTATGAAGGTCATAGTGAAGTATATGCAGAAAATGCTGCAGAAAATTTTGTGATGGGGATAAAAAATTAATATGTGGGGTGGGCACGAGAATCTAACTCCTTATCATTCAGAAATCGTGCTCGCCCCCTTTTTTATAAATAAGGAATACAATGGCTAAGAAAAGAGGACTTAATATAGACGAGATGTATCTCGGCAAAGAACCTTTATTTGATGGAACAGAACAATTCACTATGAGTGAATGGGCAAACGCCGCTAAGTGGTATAACTATTTTTACAAATCAAAAGACTATATGCCTGATATAATTCGATTTGCGAAGGAGTACTGTAAATATGATAAAAAGAAAATTGCGATACTTAAAAGAACTCCTGATTGGAAGTTTATGCCGGTTCAAAAGAAAATTAAACTCTACCATAGAGGTTGGAGATATACCGGAGCAGAGATGGACGAAGCAAAGGATTTCATCAATGGAAAATACAAAGCTGCTCTTAAAATTAAACAGGCTGAAGAAAAAGAAAAACCAAAAGTCGTTGTTATCCCACCAGCAGAAAAAACAAGACGTAAGATCGTAGAAACTATTTACGGCGATTGGGATGAAATAATCGTTGAAGGCTGGTATGATGGAGACTATACTCAAAAGTTTGGATGCTATAATAGATTTAAAATGCATGGACTTAAAGGTAATGCAATTGCTCCATTCTTAAGAATGATCGAACCAGAATATGAGAACATTAAAGCAGCATATGAAAAAACATGCGATCAATGTGTAGAAGCATATTCACATATTACCAAAGGCAACAAAAGAAAAATACTTAAGCAGTTTGAAGAAGTATTTGCCGATCTAGAAAGATTAAAAGATTCATTTAAAGCTCAAAGGACTCCGAGAGCTACAAAACCAAAGTCATCAGATGCGCAAGTATCAAAGCTACAATTCTGTAAAGAAGATGTAGATGTGAAACTTACGTCAATTAATCCAATCCTTATACCATCAGCTCGTAAGCTCTTTGTATACAATAGGAAGAATAGAAAGCTTATTGAATATACAACCTCAGCCACTGCAGGGTTCATTGTATCTGGAACATCGATTAAGAACTTTGATGGCGATAGTCGACAGGCGACTTTAAGAAAACCTGACGATATCCTACCAGATGTTTTGAATAAGACTGAAAAGCAAATTGAAAAGATTTGGAAAGGTATCACAACAAAAATAGATAAACCAACAGGAAGAATTAATTCTGACTGTATTTTATTGAGGGTAATACAACAATGAACTTAAAAGAGTTATCATTTAAAAATCTACCTGATGAAACACTGCATGGAGCTAATATATTTGACGGTAAAAGAGTAGTAGTCTTTGGATTACCTGGAGCTTTTACTCCTACATGTTCAAGTAAACAGTTGCCTGGCTTTGACGAATTTTACAATGATATTATTGGCCACGGTATTGATGAAATTTACTGTGTATCTGTCAGTGATGGATTCGTAATGAAGTCATGGTTTACTAGTTTAGGTGTTGAAAGAGTTCAATATCTATCTGATGGTAATGGTGATTTCACAGAAAGATTAGGAATGTTGGTATCAAAAGCGAACCTAGGCTTTGGCTCAAGGTCGTGGAGATATGCAGCAGTTATTAACGATGGAGAAGTAGAACATATGATGGCCGAAGATGGCATGTCAGATGATTGTGAAACTGATCCTTATGAAAATTCAACTCCACTTGAGGTGCTTGAATATTTAAAAAATGCTTGAAGAAAAAATAATGACGCGTAAACGATTTTCTACGGCTGTAGAACAATTGGTGTCACAACAAAATATGTCCTATATAGATGCAGCGAGTTATCTCGTTGAACTGAGAGGACTTGATTATAGAAATATGAAGAAGCTTCTTACAGATTCTTTAAAACAAAAGATTGAAGAAGAAGCTTCTAACTTACATTTAATTCGTGGTAAAAAAGGAAACAAACTGCCGGTATGAAACTATGGACAATATGGAAATATGCATTAGGAGGATTCTCTGATGATAAAACGGAACCTTATGATAATTACGTTGCAATTCTACGTACTATTATTGTGGGTGTTAATTTTCTTACGTGCTTTTTCATAATGGCGAATATAGTAAAGAACTGGTAATGAAAGATCCTTATGAATCATATAAGTTATACAACGCTCTCAAATTACATTTTGAGACTGATTCGTATGACGCAGTTAAATATAACTTCAAAACTTCTATAAAACCGACTTCTTTTTTTAAGAGGAAGGATAAATACTTTTTTGCTAAGCTTGCAAATACATATGCTGAAAATCTTAGAGATTTCTATATAGCAAACTTTAAGAATGATGTAAAATATGTAGGTGACATGCTTAACGAAGGAGGAGAAAACTTTTATCGATCTCATAAAAAAGTAATGGAATCTCTCCATTATAGCTTTGAGAAAGATATAAATAAACTTAGTGGAATGGATATGACATTCGATTCTTTCTTAGAATCAGATGGTAATAATCATCCACACTTGATAAAGTTATGGATGCAAGAAGAGATACTACTGGAAACAGTTGTTATTCTTGACTCACTAACAGGATTTGTAGATCGAGAAAACAAGAAGATTTCTGAGACAATTATTTGGCCAGACATCTATCGGAAGATAACGAAATACAAACCATTTGTAAGCTTCAATAGAGATAAATGTGTAAATATTATCAAAAAACAGTTTACAAATGCTTGATTATGTGGTATAATATAGTTATTGTTATGTATAAAGTGGATAATTCAGATAATACGGAGAAAATATGTCTTTAGAAAACTTAAAGAGCATGCGAGGCTCATCAATCGATAAACTCGTAAAAGCCGCCGAAGCTGTATCCACAGCTAAGCCAGAAACTAATTCTTATGAAGATACTAGATTCTGGAAACCTACCAGAGATAAAGCAGGAAATGGTTATGCCGTTATTCGATTCTTACCCGCTCCAAACGGAGAGGATTTACCTTGGGTAAGATATTGGGATCATGGTTTTAAAGGTCCTACTGGTCTATGGTATATAGAAAACTCTTTAACCTCTATTAATCAGCCTGATCCTGTATCAGAGCACAATTCCATTCTTTGGAATTCTGGTAGAGATGAGGATAAAGCTTTAGCAAGGGAACAGAAAAGAAGGTTGCATTATGTAAGTAATGTGCTGGTTATTTCTGATCCATCAAATCCTGATAACGAAGGAAAGGTATTCCTTTATAAATTTGGTAAAAAGATCTTTGATAAAATCATGGATGTTATGCAACCACAATTTGCCGATGAAGAACCAGTAAATCCATACGATTTCTGGGAAGGTGCTGATTTCAAATTGAAAATCAGAAAAGTAGAAGGTTGGGTAAACTATGACAAATCAGAATTTAGTTCTCCATCGTCTTTATTCGAAGGTGATGAAGCTAGATTGGAAGATGTTTATTCCAAAACTCATAGCTTACAGGATTTTCTTGACCCATCAAACTATAAAACGTATGATGAACTTAAAGCAAAACTTAACAGAGTATTAGGTATCGATGCAGGTGTATCAATGGAAGCTCCGGCTCCGGCACCAGTCGTCGAAGCTCCTACTATGGCTGCAGCTGAAAGTCCAGCAATGGATTCTTCAGATGAAGACGATACTCTAAGCTATTTTGCTAAATTAGCTCAAGATAATTAAAACGTACCTAGTGGAACCGTATAGGTAAAGCAGAGTCGATTGGCGTCCTTCCGCTAATTCAAGGGTAGGTCCACATAAACCTTGGTTAGTAAATTGCCCGAAGAGCCCAGATGCATCTGGGCTTTTTGTTATCCGGTAGAAGTTGCGTTACCTAAACTTTCATCAGTTTTATGAGTAACGTAAGTGATAGATCCTTGAGTAGGACTACTATTAATGATTTGATTATATATTGCTTGTTGTCTTTCTTCAGTAACTCCCATATCGTCCATTGTAAGACCTTGAGATATCGCAGTTCTAATTGCTAAGAATTGTTTACCTTCTTTATTAGTCATTTGAATTCCACTTGCGATTTTATGCCAAGAGTCTCCAACCTCATCTAAATGAGATATAAAGTTAGAATTTAATGTTTGGGTTTTACTTAATCCAATAAATGTTGCTAGGCCTTGATAAAATCCGGATGATGGTTCGTCAATATCAGCCAATATATCCAATCCTCTTGCAAGAGATTGCATACCCGTTCCTGCAGCTTTTATTTCACTGCCTTTTTTAGCTACTCTTAAAGCTAAATCAATTGGATCTTCTTTATCATCACCAGATATTGTTGCCCATTCAGCCCATGATCCAACCATGTTACCGAATGCATTTTTAAATTGTTCTCCACCAAATGCTGATAGACCTCTTGATAATCCTTTTAATGAAGCTTCTACGGTTTGAGCTTTAGTTAATAAGTTACCATCAACTCCACCACCAATACTCAATAGTTTTTCAACATCGTCTTTAGTTTTATCTGCCCAGCCTTCTTTTGACCAGTAATCAGCAAGTGCTTTATAAGCTTGACCTCCACCAAATACTCCAAGGCCAACACCAAGTGTCTTTAATGCTCCTGAAACTCCTTTTGAATCATCTTTAAGAAGTTTTAGATCTCCTTTATAATCACCTATTGAAAGTAATGTAAGTACTTGATGTTTAATATTTTCAGCAAAGTCTTTCTTTTGCATTGCTTGAGCACCCGCAGCTGCAGATCCACCAATACCAAAGAATGCTAATCCAATACCAAGTCCCCCTAGCGCAGCAGTAACTGTTCCACCTTTTTTCAATAATTTTAAATTTCCACCAGCATCATCAGAAATAGATAACAAAGTAAGAACATTTTTCTTTATGCTTTTAGCCCAGTCAGGATTTGCAAATTTTGTTAAAGCATCAGCAGTTCCTGCAACTGCAGAACCAGCACCAAAGAAACCAAGTCCAATACCTAAACCTGCAAGTGCTAA